TTATGCCACGTCGATCCATTCGGCGCCCCGACTGTCCCGGTAAAGATCCGTCATCTTCGCGGAGCGGTGGCCGAGCAGCCGTTGCGCATCGCGCCCTTCTTCTTCATGAAGCCTGGCAGCCAGGGAGCGCATCTCATGGAAGCTTGGCGGGCTGGCGCCGAAATCGAGCCCATGCTTCTTCGCCGCCCTGTCCCTCGCATCAGCGAACGCGGCGCTTATGGTATCCAGCATAATCGGCTGCCCAGCCTTGGTGCGACTGATCGTGCGGTGATGGTGGATCAGGTAGCGGGAAAGAACCCTCCCTCGGCATGATCTGATCACTGAGGCCAGATCGAGACCAAGGACAGCCAGCCCAATCGACGTGCTTATACGAAGGCGCATGCCCGTCTTCGACTGAACAACCTGCAGGTATCCGTCCTGCTCGTCCTTGAACTGCCTTGCTGCAAGATCCTCCCGCCTCTGGCCGGTAATAACCGCCAGCTCCATGGCTCGTTTCAACCAGGGCTGTTTCGCCTCGGCATAGATCAGACGCCATGTCTCCAGAGTCAGGCGCTCGCGCTTGATTTTCACCCGCGCCGCCTTCGTCACATCCACCGGGTTTTTGTCAGTCCAGCCGGCCGCCATCGACTCCATGAAAACATCCCGCAGAAGGGATCGCATGGCTCGGGCCATTTGTGCTTTCCCTTCCTTCGCCATCTCCGAGAAGTAACCGGCCACATCAATGGTCCCGATATCCCGGATGTCCATCGTTCCGAACCTGGCGCGCAGACGTTTCAGGCGCATCCGAGTATTACGGACACTGGCCGCCGCCAGGCCGCGCTCGGCGTAGATCTTTTCGTACTCGATGAGCCAGTCGTCAAATAGCCGCGGCGGACGTGATGGCTCAGAATTGAGCCTGTCGGCGATAGTCGGCTGAAGCGCTTCTGTGTGGTTTGCTTCGATCGCTTCCCGAATCGCGCGAGCCTTGTCCTTGCCCAGGCCGAACATCCGGCCGCTTACTGGATCTCGATAGGCGTAATAGGTTACGCCTGACCGAGAATCCGTCTTCTTGTACAGGTTTGGGGGGAGGTCTTTTGACCCCTCTTTACGCGGCCTTGGTGCCATGGCGTGCGCTCTTAATGCGGGATATCAGACTGTCGCCAGGTGCGGAGCGTTTGGCGGGCTCTTGACTGCTGTACTCCGCATCCGGGCTCACGTAGTAGCTTCGACCATGCTTTACGGGTGCAGGGATAATACAGCCATCCCTTGCCCACCTGCGGAGGGTGTTGATACTCGGCGGCGTCCTGAAGTGCTCAGCCGCCCATTCTTCTAGGGTTACGAGTTTCATTGGACAATACCTCCCCGCCCTGCTGGCGCTGGTCGGGAAAATGGTTTTCGGGGACTGGCAGCCTATTCGGCTACCGTGCGGTTAGAACGAGCAGCCCCATTGCAGGGCTGCGAATGCTGGCGCGAGTTCGATCACTGCGTGTAGCGCGACCAGGCTGGCGCCGATGACGGCTACTGCCGCCATGCGGGAGAGAGCTTTCTTCATTGGGGCTCCGGATCAGTCGCCCGCGGCCTTCGAGATCAGGTGCATGAGCATTTCGCGCAGCACCTCGCGGTCCAGCACTTCGCGAGACCGCGCATACTCGTCGGCCTGGCGCAACACTGCCTCTATCTCGATGTTGAACATCGGCGAGAGCACGTCTGGCTCGCACTGCTCCATCAGAAGCTCAATGGCGCGTGTTGGGTGGGCCATAGCTACGCCGAGCCAGTTGTAAGCTGACGCGGTGCGGTAGTAGCGGAGGCCGGCGATCTCATGCCGGCGCGGCGGGCGGAAGGGTTTCGTGCGCATATGCAATCCGGGTAGTGGGTAGCCCATTATCCGAATTGCTGTATATGCGTACAGTGGTTGGCGATGGGTGGCTATGCCTGCTTGCTCAGCAGGGCGCGGAGTTCTTGATGCGCTGCGTAGTTTTGCTGCGCATCGAATATGCCGTCGATACCATCGCTGTCGAGCAAGCGTCGCAACAGCCCCTCGCTTACCAACACATGCCCTGCGGGGATCTCTACAAGCTGGACTCTCCGGTGCTGCAACCCCAAGCTATCGGCCATGCGCTCCTGCACTGGGTTTGCATCTCCGATCTCGACGATATCTTCTTTGCCAGGGCTGCTGTAGATAGTTGCCCAGGCCAGCGGTCTCAGTGCGTCAGCCATTGCCGTTCTCCTTGTCCGTCTCGATCAGCGCTCTGCATACCGAACAATTCGGATCGCGCGCCGAGCGGTCTTCGAGATCATCAGGGCAATGCCCGTTGTTCAGGTGCCCAACCTCCCCGGTAGCGAACCGGCGCAGGGTATCGAGCGCGGACGCGCTGACCGTCTTGCCGTTGAGGCGCGATTGAGCTTCCAGCGCTACCCGAATGTTCTCAGGGCTTGTGAATAACCGCTCCCGAGCATCGAGCGCCGCGTACACCGTGCTCGCATCAGGTAGAACCACCACCCTTGCGCGCAGTGCCGCGAGTTCCTGCTCTGCTGACTCTGCGCGGTGTTTCATGCGGCAAAGCTGTTGGGCGTAAGTCGGAGGCTCGTTGTGCTCGGCCGTGCCGTTGGCGACAATGTTGAAATAGCGCCGCTTCTGTTCTTCGTTCAGTTCTGCATGAGCCCAGTGCCATAATCGCTCATGCCGAACCCCGTACCACTGCTCAGTGAAAGCAAGCGCATTCTGTGCTTTTTTGATTTCCTCCCTGAGCGCCTGGGCCTCGGCTGCGAGGGCGTCGTAGTCGGAGGCCAGGACGACCTCATACCCCATTACTACCTGCTCGCCCTTGGTCAAAGAGCGCATGCTCGGCACGTCGAACCGCTTCACCTCACTCATGACAGGCTCCAGTAGACTGTGATCGAGGCGATAATTGCCCCATAGGTCGCCCCAAAGAAGAACATCAGCCATGGGTGCGGCTTCCTCTTGCCGAGGCGCCTGTTCTGCTTGATCAGGTCTTCGTTCTCTCGCAGAAGGGCGAGGGTCAGTTCCTCGCCATCCAGGGCTGAAGCACCGGCAAGGTGCTCGGTGGTGACCTCACTCATGACCTACCTCCTTGCCGGGCGCGGCGGCGAGAAGGGCTAGAATGGACGACGCTCGATCGTGAACCTCTCTTCTCCAAGCACCCGCGTAACGTATCTTTCTGAGGTCGGAAGCCACCAGCATTTCCAGCAGTTCGCGGAACCCCTCCGGCACGCTGTGCTGAGCCTGGGCTACATGGGCGGCACAGGAATCCAGCAGTCGCTGCACAAAAAGGTCAAACTCTTCGGCACTGAATAGGTAGCCGTCTCCGTCATCTGCCGGCTGCCCTTCCTCAAACGCCATTTGGTGAATTTCGTCAGGCCCAGGCACGTCCACCAGGTCCTGCTTCTCCAGTTCCGCGACCCTGGCCAGGGCGACTTTGAGTTGCTCCTCCAACTGCTTGGAATGAGCGCGGATTCCCTGTACGGTCCAGCCACCATCGATGGCGTCTTGCGGCAGCCCTTCGCAGATTCGCTCGAACTGGCGCAGGCGCTCGACTTCGGCCAGGGCGGCGTCGAGGCGTTTCGCATTTTCGTCGCGGTCATACATGACTTGCATGTATTTTTCGAAACTGACGATTGGTCGCTCCGCCTCTGCCTGCTCGGCCTGCGCCTTGGTCACGTCTGCCACGAAGAACCCGCAGTGCCGGCACTCGCGGCCGGTCTTTGTCTCGCCGTTGTCGTTCCACCACACACCCGCGAAGTCGTGCCGACAGGTCTGTTCGGTGGTGCTGAAGCGGTGCTGCGTACCGCGCTCGGCGAGTTCCGGCGCCGGGGAGGGTTGCGCCAGGGTGGCGCGGGCTTGCTCCGGGGTTACGAACCAGCCGGTGCCGTCGCATTCGCGGCAGACCTCTCCGACACAACCGTCGCCTGAGCCGTCACATTCGGAACATGCGTAACCGGCTGCCGGATCGGTTTCATATCCGCAGGCGCAAAGGTCGCCGGGCATCAGATCGCCTTTGCCGCAGTCTGGGCATTTGGTGGCACGGGGATTTCCATCAACTGCACGTTCATCCCCGCCTGCCTGCTCTACCGCAGGATGTGCCGGGCAGGGATGGCGGAGGGAGCCGTCGCCGGAAGGGCAGGTGCATTCATTTGCGTTGGTCATGGGAGCTTTCTCCAGGCCTCGGTTTCGAGGTCAGAAACGGTTATCAGTCGGCGCCGGCGCTCGATGTTTTCGAGTTGCAGGACATTGCCCAGGCTGTCGATGACGACCCAGTGAATGCCTGTTGGGAGGTGTAGGTAGCGTGCTGGCGCGGTAGAGGAGCAGAGGGCGTTTATGCGGCGGACTGCGGGGCTTTCGTCGAATGGCATGATGGGCAGGCTCCGTAGGGTGGTGCCGTGTAGCAGTGCTCACCGCTGGCGCCCTGGTCAGCGTCGTTTGCGATCTCGTTGAGTTGGCGCGCGAGCTGGCGCAGTTGAGAGGAGGAGAGCAGTGCACCGAGGCGTGGGAGGCCGTTGACCTCGGCCAGGCGCTGGCCATCCTCGCCGTCCAGGAACAGCGCGGTCAGGTTGAGGGGTTCCATGGGGTTCCTCGCTATGAGGTAGCGTCGAGGTATGCGGCTATGAACTGCGTCGCCGCTTCAGCATTGATGGCGTTTCCGTAGGCGCGCAGGCGTCCCACTCGGGAGGAAGTCCCATCAGCCAGCGGGAATGTGCCGGGTTCAACTGGCCTCCACTTTCCATCCCGGCAGAAGAGCCAGTCAGCATCTGACCAGAAACCGTTAACCGGGCCGGCTGGTCGTGGATCAGATAGCGCACTGCATCCTTGAGATCGATCTGATGCCCCTGCGCCTTGCGGATTTCTGGGTCCTGGCAATTTCCCCGTAGGCTCTGCGGTGTTCCCGCATTCGGGGTTGGCCAGGCTGCCAGTACCGCAGCATGATTCAGCGTGATGTTCGGTGTTTTGAATTCCTGTGAAGGACTCCTGTTCGAGTCGCATGCTGTTGGACTGGGCCATCCCGTCAAGCACGATACTGCTGCAAGGTCCGGACCGTGGTTTCGCATGGCCTCCAGAAGGCCGCCCTCGAAGGTTCTGACGCCCTTGTCGGCCAGCGCTGCCGTTGGAGTTGGCCACCCAGTACGTCCGGTCACGGATGTGCGGGGCACCGATGCCCGCAGACGGAAACGCGATAGCCCCGAAGGCATATTCCATGGCTTCCAGGTCAGCTTGTACAAGGTCGAGCCAAGGCTCCGCGTCCTTGCTTGCAACCTGCTCACCAAGGACTTCTCCAGGGCGGCGCTGGCGGATGAGCCAGGCAAAATGTGGCCAGAGATGACGCGGGTCATCAAACCCAGCTCCTTCGCCTGCCGAGGAGAAAGGTTGGCAAGGACAGGAACCGGTCCAAACAGGTCGATCATCTGGCCAGCCGGCGCGGCGAAGGGCGAGCGACCAGACGCCGATTCCCGCGAAGAAGTGGCATTGTGTGTAGTGCTTGAGGTCATCTGGGTGAACATCCTCGATCGATCGTTCGTCGACGTCGCCAGGCGCTATGTGGCCGGCGGCGATCAGGTTTCGAAGCCACTGAGCGGCATATGGGTCGATTTCGTTGTAGTAGGCGCCTGACATGGCGTTTCCTCAGGAGGACGGCACGTGGAAATGGCTTGCTTGGCGATCTGGAACACGTCCATACCGATACCGCCGGTAGAGACGTCGGTGAGTGCGGCGATCTTTTCGAGCGCCTGGCGTGCGGTTGCCAGTTGATCCTCCGGGGAGAGGTATGCCGGCATGCCGGCCAGGCGACGGCACACGAACGGATCGTTGTCGCTCGGTACCGAGCAGCAGGTGAATTGGATTGCGCGGCACTTGCAGACGAAGTCGGGCGCAGGGAGTGCCTCGGCGTCGACGACGTGCATGCCGAGGGTGATAGCAAGGTTGCGTTCGATGTTCGCCCCTCGAGACCGCTCCCAGCCCGGCAGCAACGCGAGGATGTCGCAGTCCACGAGCCGCTTGATCCCGTCGCGCATGAACGTCTCCCACGGCGACCCGCGGTAGACCATGTTGACCGCCGGGTTCTCGACGATATAGCCGAGGGCTCTGATCCGCCGCTCCTCGGCGTTGAACGCGGGGTAGTTGAAATCGGGAATGCCGGTCATGGGGCCGGACAAATAGACGCGGCGCATCATGCTGCTGCTCTCCCTGGGTGGTGGCCGAACTGCTGCCACTCGACCTTGTGCTTGCGCTTCTTGGTCAGGACTGGCGTTCCGTCGTCATTCCAAAGCTGGACCCTGGCGCGGATCTGCATGTCGCGGCATTCCAGCGTCTTCCGCGCGAGTTCGATAAACTGGTGGCAGAAGTCCGGCGTATCCAAGAGCTGGCTCAACTGGACGACCTTGGTTCCGGTCATGATGTTGTCTGCCTTCCGCTCGACTGCGGCGAGCCATTCGCTCATCGGAACATGCTCATCCCCGAGCGGGGTCTTGCGTACCGACTTCACTTCTTTCTTGGCCATGGCGAGCGCTACGTCTCGCGTCATGCCGAACACGGCAAAAGTGCTCATGTGGTAATCCTCAGGACGAGTAGAGCCGCGCCGGCCGGGGGCTAGCGTCGGTGATCTGGTGGTGGGTTACTGTTCGTCGTCGGCGACGGAGAGTCCGGCGGCGAGTAGTTGTCGCGACACGTTTTCGCTGGGCGTGTATTCGTGTCGCGACACGACGAGGAGGGGCAGGAGATCGGCATCGGGTAGGCCGGCGGCGTTGAGTAGCAGCGTCGAGAACGCTTCTCTCCAGTCCTCGAAATCGCCGACCGCCTGCAGGCGCTCAAACGCTGCGTCGATTGCGGGCGGTGACGGTAGCTTGCGCTCGGGGATGCCTGCCTCTCGCTGACGCTGGCGCTTTTCACGCTGGCGCTGGGCGTTTGTCTTTGCCATGAGAACCTCAGAAGACAAAGGACGGTTGGTGGCTGGAGCTGGCGCGGTAGGAGACCGTTCGAGGCTTCGCCTCTTGAGCTGCTGGCGCAGCGGCGGATGGTGGCGTCCTGGGAGGCTGTTGCCGGACTGCTGCGGGGAGCGTGAACACCAGCACGATGAAACCCAGGGCTGCACCGATGCCGCCGGTTCGAATTGCTCGGCGCCTGGTCATTTGCCGGCCTGCTGGCGCTTCAACTGCTCGGCGTATGCGCATGCTTCGTTGTGGTTCCGGCGGAATCCGCGCACCGCGCCAGTAGCGGTCTCGACGATGTGGAAGAATCCGCGACCCTGAGGCACTACCCGAAATGGTTCCGCAACAGCAGGAGCCATGAGCCGCTGAACGAACGCCAGGCGGGCGAGGGCGGTCTGGGAGAGCAGGCCGGCGAGAACTTCGGTTTGTTCCTGATGCTTCAGCATGATGGTTCTCCTACGCGTTGATGGTGATTTCTTCGAGGCGCCGAACGGTGCGGGCTTCTGTGAGCCGTCGCTCGTTGCTTGGCCGGCGGTTTCGGTTCATGTGGTCGTCATCGATCAGCGGGTGGCCGGCGACGAGGAATGCGAGCACGAAGACGGCCGGCGAGATGATCCCGCGTCGGAACGCTTCGAGGACGAGGCCGCGCACGCTGCGCACGCCCATCTTGAATTTCGCGTCGTCGAGACGTTTCTCGACAGTCCCTGGGGCGATGCCCATGCGGCGGGCGACCTCTTTCGCGGTCAGTTCGCTGGCGCTCCAGGCCGTGGCTTCGAGTTCTCGCGGCGCGAGACCAAGGCCAGTGCGGCCGACCCATCCGCCGCAGTTGATAGTTGCGTGCATGGTTGATTCCTTGGCTGCATGGGTCAGCACTCGGCGGCGCGATTGTTTGCCGATGGTCATTGCGTGGAGTGCTGGCATGGAGTCGAGAGAGGGGTGGTGCAGGGCGCCCGCCGCCCCGCACCTACTTACAAACCGCCTTATGGTTTGTTCCTGGCTATCTGCTACATGGCTGTATCCTCCGGTGGTTACCAGCGATTGGCGCTGGCGCCGTTCTACTATTCACCGAGGGCGTCATCGGCCCTCGCGACCAGTTCAATCAATCTTTCGATGTGGGATGCCCTGGTGGTGAGGGTGATCGCTTCCGGCCCCTCAGCCAGGCCGGCGCGAAGGGCTGTCGGGAACGCCGTGACGATCTCCCGATTGAGCTTCAGCAACTCTTCGAGAATGGCGCGCGGCACGACTGGCTCGGCTACTGCCTTGGGGGTTACTTTGGTTCCGCCCGCTGCAATGACCTTCGCGAGCTGCTGGCCGAGCACCTGTCCGGCCTTCTCGCCGTGCTTCCTGACGACCTTCGCCGCGGTCGTCGCTGCGACTGCGCCGGAGCTGATCAACTGCTGCACATCGGTATTCGCGTTGCCTACGACCAGTACCTGGTCGACGTGCTGCCGGGTCTTCCCCATCTTCTGGGCGATCTGTTCGACGGTCCATCCGAACGCAATGAGCCGCTTGTAGCCGTGTGCGAGTTCCAGAGGGGAGAGCTTGCGCCCCTCCTGACTGGTGATCACTCGAAGCACGCGCTCAGCGTCGTTACCGCCGAATGCAACGATGGGCACCCAGAACTCGCCGTTCGGGTCGCGTGGCAGCCGGCCCTCGGCGTCGAGCTTGAGGTAAGCGCGCCGCCGGCGGTGCCCGTCGACAACCCACATGCCGCCTTCTTCGCGGGGGCGCACTTCCAGCGCGGGGACGATGCCGCCCTGGTGCAGGTAGTCGGCCAGATCCGCGATGCTCTGCTCGAGGTCTTCGCCCTCGGCGCGCAGGTTGAAACCAGGTTCTTCGTGAAGGTCTTCGAGGCGAGCCTTCATCGCATCCGCGCGCTTCAGGTCGCCGTCCTTGATCATCTGCTTGAACGATTTGGCCGCCAT